TGGTGCAAAGATTTGTTTGGTTTTAATATTTTTGAACCTCAAACCAGTACATTCGGAAACGCCAAAATGTCAAAAGGTGTAGAATGGTTAAGTAAGATTCCTGAACTTCGTGAAAACTGGGATTCTGTCCGTAATGCACCTGTATTTGAGAAAATTTCTGCATTGATTTCAGTTGCAGCTGCCGTTGGTTTGTGCTCCGTTACTAATCTTAAATTTTCAGTACATGGTATTGATTTATTTAGATTGAGTACTGCACCAAAACATGCTACCGCCATTGATTTGGTAGGAGCAGTTTTAGACACCGTCGCATTCTTTATAGAAGGAGGCTACGAGTGTTTTAAACAAGGGTCTTTTAAGCCCTTTTTCTTTACAGACGATGATAGTAGGAATTTAGATGAAATTTATTTTCCACTTATTGAATTACATGAACATGCTATGGTTTTTAATTTGCATGACAAAAAAGTGAAGATTAAAGGGGAGACAAGGACGGTCAGTGATCTCGAATATAGTTCGCTTCTTGATGAAGCTTTGGAATTGGCCGAAAAGTTGCACAAATCCGCCAAGGGTACCTGGCAACAAGGTTATTTGGAAAAGCGTATTGACGTTTTGAGGAAGAACCGTGCCGCTTATCAAGCGAAGAGAATAGATGGTTCCATGCGTTATGCTCCCTTTACGGTTTATATTTGGGGAAAATCTGGACGTGGAAAGTCTACAATTGCCCAATTGGCGATGGCCGATTGTTTAGCATCTTCAGGCATTATTCCTGACTTTAAAAATATTGCTACTCTAAAAGAAACTGATAAATATGATTCTACACTCAAGGGTGACACCGCAGGTATTTTTCTAGACGATCTTGGAAACACTAAGAAGGAATTTTTGGATAAGTCCCCTACAGAACGCATTGTTGATATTAATAACAACATGATCACCTATGCTAATAAAGCGGATCTACATGAAAAGGGAAAAATTGAAATTAGGCCTCGTGTATTTATAATTACGGCCAATGTCCCTCTTGCTACTTTAGCTAATACTGGATCCATTTGTCCTTTTTCCATTGTTCGCCGTGCTGATTTCCATTTGGAAGTTGCAGTCAAACCCGACTATGCTCTTCCTGATGGTAGATTAGATAGTGCTAAGGCGAGAAGAGATTTCCCAGGAGATAATTTATGTAACGATCTGTGGGATATTAATGTTTATACACCCATGGAAAAGTCAGCTGGAGGAGATAGTTCACACTTGCGCCATATTGATGGAGTCAATGAATGTAAAACTCGCTCCATCCATGATGTACTTCGCACGCTTACTACAGCTTGCAAAGCACATTTTGACAGTCAACGTGACTTAGTTAGGAAAGGTCAAAATCTTGTACAATCACGCAATTATTGTCCTACCTGTTGCTTGGCTGCTATGTATTGTGAATGTATCAAAGTTGAGGAAACAGTTGAGGGCGACGATGATGATGTCGATCCCTCCATGCCTCCGTTGGAAGTCGCTAAGTACGATAGTGATAGTGACGATGATGACGATGATGATGTCGATCCCTCCATGCCTCCGTTGGAGGTCGCTAAGTACGATAGTGACAGTGACGATGACAGCGATGATGAAGATGATAGTCAGAAGTGTGGCTGGCGTGTAGCGTTGGCTAAGCAGAAAGCGTCTGACGCTCACTGTCCGGTATGTTACTTCCCTTCTGCTGCTGGCTGT